CCAGCAGCAGCCTTTACAGCGGTATCAGACAACCGCCCAAGCTGGGTAGAAAGCCTCTTCGTGTCCTTGATAGCCTCATCAAGACCCTTGCCCTTGATACCAAGGATTACCGGTATTGATAACGGTCTCTCTTTAGCCATTACGGACCTAACTCTCTATTGGTTTGAGCAATATATTCGTTAATGTTTGCAAGTAACTTCTCGCGAACATCGGGAAGCGTTTTCTCTACCGATGGATATGCAACGCGAGATGCGTTTCCGGTGCCCCAACGCTTTAGATTGCGAAGCATCTGATCGCCCTGAGTCGTGACGGTGTGATCGCGAAAACCATCACGGTAAACATATCTTGCGGTTTTAGTACCCCTCGGCGTGCGAGAACTCCCGGTTCGCCCCGCCATATCAGCAATAATCGTCGCAGCGTTACGAATAACCAACCGAATGATTGTCTGATTACGCATCTGGGCAATAACGCGATTGCCCGACCTGACCTGCAAAAACACGCGAGAAGACTGACCCTTATTGTTCCACGTCTTACCAACAGGTGAACCCCGTTTGCGAAACCCACTCATGGGAATACCGTTAGACTTGATATTCGCCGACAGGTTAGCCCTCGCCGGTTCAACAATTTCTTTCCACTCCCGGCGCATCGTCTTCGACAACTCCGGTTCAATTTCATTCAGGCGACGCACAAGACGCTTCATGTCACTGACAATGATGTCAGCCCTGTAAGTCTCTGCCATAAATCCGCCTAACGCCTACATCTATTCTACCGACAAGAAAACCGCCCCCGAAGGGGCGGCTTCCTCATTGTCTCGGCAGATTCTTCGCTACCAACCAGCGTTGCATGGTCCATAGCATCCTGTCATCGAGCTGTAGCAACTCTCTAGGACTAATCCCGGTTTCAACCGCTAGGCCAGCGATCATCCAGTGAGCCGAAGACTCACCGAGACCAACTATTTTGGGTCTTCCTCAGACTCCCCAATGGTGTCAACTGTTTCCAGCCACTTCTCATAGTCAGCCTTTGTACCGCCGGAGCGCTTCTCCGAGTGCCACGCCAAAAACAGTAACCAGCCAATCCGAGTTTCCTCAGCCAGCTTCGTAACACTGATACCGAACTTGTCCTCGAAAGCAACAAGGTCAGCGGCGCTACAAGTTACCGTTTTTGCCGTACCGTCCTGGAACTGAATGTGTAGGTTGATTCTCATGCTGTAAGTTTACAACAATTACGCGGTTGCGTAAGAAACCTCGCCCGTGGTGGGGAAGGTTACCGAGAATGTGGCGAGGTCGCCGACTGCTCCAGCCACGGGGGTGAAGCTGTTAATCAAGGCCGTTGCGGTGTACTCAGGTGTGGTCGCTGAAGCAGCGGTTCCACCTGCAATCACAACAAACGTACCAATCGTGCCAACAAGGTCCTGGAACAGTTCGGACACACCACCGGCACCGAAGTCGCTGTGGAAGTCGAGGGTCAACTGACCACTCTTCAGGCCGCCCACAACCTCAGTCCAACCAGCGGAACCGAAGTCAGTGGTCTCGACCTCGGCAGCGTTCAGGACCAGCTCAGCGCGAGCGCAAGCGTCCGAAACGTCAGTTCCGTTCACAGTTACCGTTTGGCTTGTAACTACATACTTTGCCAATTTATTTCTCCTTATACATAAACAACGACATCAAATTCAGCCGCCATATATTCCTGATCATCCAGTTGTAGAGAGCCTATGTTAGTCACGCTACGAACCCGTAAATCCGCTACGAGATTATTAAGTCTCCTATCCGATTCTACCGCAGACTTGATACTGTAGTCCCCGGTAGCAGCTACATACTGGTTTAGCTTCCGTTGCGCTGTGCGCTCGTCAGCACGAGACACGACAACGAAAATTGTGAACTGTAGGGTTGTCAAACCCTGGTTGAAAGCACCATCAAAAGCAATGTTTTCCAAACTGATGACAGCCATCGGCGGATTCACCAAATCAGGAATGTTGTCTTTCGTCCTCAAACCACTAATCGTGGCAAGGTTCACGGCAAGCTGTTGCCTAATTGCCTGAATATCCACGGCTACGCCATCCTAATACGGCAGTATGGCTCCAATAGTGTCGCAATGTCAGGGTCAATCCGTGACAGTCTCACAACGCCCATAGCATCAAAACCAGCGACACCCATTGGGCTGTCAGCACGCTTGAAATACCTGGCTGCCTGCAAAATGCAAGCCTGTTCCACAGCGTCTGGTACAGCAGACCAACCGAATGTACCCGTCACCTCAACAGTGGCTTCCTGCCCCGCAGTCGGGAACCAGTAGTCACCCACAGCACGAATGTGTGTAGTCGGAGAAGGGATACCACCAGCGATACCGTTCAACGGCTCCAGTTGCCGATCATTAGTTCCCCAAGTCTGGTCAAACACACCATCAACGTTGGTAGAAGTCTTCAACGTGGTCAGTGAAGCCAGGTCATCAATCTCGACAAGGAAGTTGTCGTAAGGAATGTAAACCCGTGAACCCTCAGTCGTGTAAAACACACGCTCGGTAAAGTTGTCGATTGCGCGTGACGCTGCGGTAACGCAAATCTCAAGCCAAGTATCATCTACGTTGTCCGTGATGCCTAACGAAAGCTTGATAGTAGTTAGGTCAGTGTAGCCGTTTGTGATCGCCATAAGTCCTCCACATCTAGTCTATCGTGGCGTATCCCAACTGTTACGGCGTCTACGTTCCAAATCCCAACGACCCTCACCATAATCATCACGCGCCATCTTGCTGTTGTAATACAAGGTGTTATCGGCAAAGGTTTTGTTATTGATGTTAGAAAGTTTGTTGTCTGACCGAATAGTTGACGAGTTATCGTGCCCACCAGCAATAGGTATCTTCCGAACAGGCACCTCAGCGTGTGCCGCACGCCTCTCATAGTCTTTATCTTCGTGATAAGCCGGGTGGAGGGCTTCATCGAAAAAACCGAGGCGCTGGAAGGCCATTTCTCCGACACAAAAGACGTGCCAGAAGGGAAACACATCAGAAAGGGTTATCTCGTCTCTACGGGCCTCTGAGAGGCCCTGAAGGCCATTACCGCTAAACCAGGCATCATTCGAGGCAAAAAACCACCTATCATCGTGCGGAAACAGTTTGATACCAAGATTCCACGACGAAGCCACCCCCAGGTTGCTCGGCAAGTTCACGACACGGACATTCTTCACAAACTTAGAATGTAAAACATCGTAGAACTCACCACCATTATCAATAATGAGCAGATCGCGTACCGGGTAGTTGATTGACTGAAACATTCGCCTCAACAAGTCGTAACGGTTCAACACCGGCACAATCAGGTTAGGAAGCATTAGGAGCCTTTATTCCGTAAAAGTACAAATCGCATGACGTTGGGTTGTACTCAAAATAGTATTCGTCAAACATGGCGTCCAAATCAAACTCCGCCCTGAAATCATCCTCATTCAGGTTCCGGTAATAATCCCAGTCAAGAGTCAGCGGTGAAGAACCAGGGCTAGACCTTCTCGTGCCATGCTCCGCCCTCCCGTCAGAAGCGCACGTCATAATCACATACTTGCTACTCATCCGCCACATATTTTCAAAAGTGGCAACCCACTCCGGGTTATGCTCAAAACACTCAGCACTGACAGCAACATCAAAACTGTCATCCGGATAATCTAAGTCCTCACCCTGAGCCACAACATCAACGCCCTTACCGGGCGCAACATCAACCCCAACGTACTCAGAAGCCGAGAAAAAGTCTTTCACAGTCCCGTTAATGTCCAGACTGCCCACTTCCAGCACCCTCGTCATTGCAAAAGCCTCCGGAATTTCCCCCTGAAGCTTCTCAAAGAAGTCGCGCTGTTGAGAGTGAGCCATCAGGAAAACTCTTTCCTTAGCAACGGCATCCAATCGCGCTTCCACACAGTCTCAATATCAAAGTCCTTAGCGAAAGCCTTAGCGACCTCTGACTTGCCGTGACCCAGATCGTAAGCTTGCTCCAAGGCGTTTACAATCGACGGCACAGAAGGCGTCTGCCACCAGGACAACTGACCGGCATCCCAAACAGGCACACCATCAACCAACCAACCGTCCTCGGCTACAAGGTCCTGTGACGCGGCCCAGTTAGACGCGATAACTCTTGTACCGCAGGCTTGCGCCTCAATCGTCGGCACACCAAACCCTTCACCCATG